CACCTGAATCAGGACCTGCTCCTCAAGGAGAGGGCTTGTCTTATATATTAAATCGTGTTAGAGAATGGTAGGAGTTTAAATGGCAGATATAGACAAAGAACTCCCGAACACAAGAACTGAAGTAAAACTTCCTGGCGCGGAAGAAATTCAGACAGAAGTGTCCGCGGAGCAAATTACTGAAAGACAACCTGTAGAAGTAACACCAGAAGAAGATGGTGGTGCAACTATTAATTTTGAACCTGGTGCAATAAACGTACCTGGCACAGAAAGTCATTTCGATAACTTAGCAGATTTATTACCTGACGATGTAACCTCACCTATTGGTTCTCGTCTTAAAGAAAATTACGTTGATTATAAAAATTCTAGAAAAGAATGGGAAAGAACTTATATTGAAGGCCTTGACCTACTTGGATTTAAATACGAAGTAAGAAGTGAACCTTTTCAAGGTGCTTCGGGGGCCACGCACCCTGTACTAGCGGAAGCTGTAACACAATTCCAAGCAACAGCTTATAAAGAATTATTACCGGCAGATGGACCGGTTAGAACTCAAATTTTAGGAGTCGTTAATCCACAAAAAGAACAACAGTCTAACAGAGTTAAGAACTACATGAATTATTTAATCATGGATCGTATGAAAGAATACGAACCTGAATTTGATTCAATGTTATTTCATTTACCTTTAGCAGGATCTACTTTTAAAAAAGTTTACTATGATGAATTATTAGGAAGAGCCGTTTCTAAATTTGTTCCTGCAGAAGATGTCGTTGTTCCTTACACGGCTACAAGCTTAGCAGATGCAGAAGCTGTTATTCATAGAGTTAAGATTTCTGAAAACGAATTAAGAAAACAACAAGTAGCCGGCTTTTATGCTGATGTAGACTTAGGCCCTCCGGGTTATAATATTAGTCAAGATCAATTAAAAGAGAAGGAAAGAGAATTAGAAGGCACAGAAAAGACTGGAAGACAACAACCTATTTATACTCTTCTAGAGTGTCACGTGAATTTAGACCTAGAAGGTTTTGAAGATATTGGTCCAGACGGGGAACCGACTGGTATCAAGCTACCCTACATCGTAACTGTTGAAGAAGGTAGTAATAAGGTTCTTTCGATAAGAAGGAACTTTGCGCCCAATGATCCAAAGAAACAGAGAGTCGAATACTTTGTCCATTTTAAATTTCTGCCTGGACTAGGATTCTATGGATTTGGATTAATACACATGATTGGCGGATTGAGTCGTACCGCAACGGTCGCTCTCCGCCAATTATTAGATGCAGGAACTTTATCTAATCTACCTGCAGGTTTTAAACAAAGAGGCGTAAGAGTAAGAGATGAAGCATCACCAATTCAACCTGGTGAATTTAAAGACGTAGATGCACCTGGCGGAAGTTTAAAAGATGCTTTCTTACCTCTTCCTTATAAAGAACCCTCAGCTACTCTATTACAATTAATGGGTATTGTGGTTCAAGCTGGTCAAAGATTTGCAGCTATATCTGAACTACAAGTAGGAGAAGGCAGTCAAAACGCAGCGGTTGGTACAACTATGGCTCTTATGGAAAGAGGATCTAAAGTAATGTCCGCTATTCATAAAAGATTATTCTTTTCTATGAAAAGTGAATTTAAATTATTAGCTAAAATAGTCTCTACTTATTTACCACCAGAATATCCGTATGATGTTGTGGGCGGCGCAAGAATTATTAAGCAAATGGATTTTGATGATAGGATAGATATTATTCCTGTGGCTGATCCAAATATATTTTCTATGTCTCAAAGAATTACAATCGCACAAACAGAATTACAATTAGCCATGTCTAATCCTCAAATGCATAATATGTATATGGCTTACAGAAAAATGTATGAAGCTATTGGAGTAAAAAATGTTGATCAGATTTTACCTCCTCCACCACCTAATCTGCCTAAAGATCCGGCGATTGAAAACATTGATGCTTTATCAATGAAACCTTTTAATGCTTTCCCTGGTCAAGATCACAGAGCGCATATAACAGCTCACTTAAATTTTATGGCAACAAATATGGTTAGGAACCAACCTCAAGTAATGGGTTCTTTACAAAAGAACTGTTTAGAGCACATTAGTTTAATGGCTCAAGAACAAGTTCAATTAGAGTTTAAAAATGAATTACAACAATTACAAATGCTACAACAACAAGCACCTGTTAATCCTCAAGCTGCAATGCAGTTAGAAGAAATTACTCAAAAGATAGAAGCAAGAAAAGCAATTTTAATTGCTGAGATGACTGAAGACTTCATGAAGGAAGAAAAGAAAATTACTTCTCAATTTGATCATGATCCTTTACTTAAACTTAAGTCTAGAGAGATTGATTTAAAAGCTATGGAGAATGCACGTAAGTCTCAAGAGACAGAAGCTAGAATTGATATGGACAAAGCTAAATTAGTCCAAAACAGAGATTTGACTGAAGATAAACTAGAACAAAACGAAGAACTAGCAGAATTAAGAGCTGATACTACTATGGATAAAGCTTTATTATCTGCTCAAGTTAAGCTACAGTCAGATAAAATGAAAGCTAAGGACGTTAGAACCTTGAAAGGTCCTAAATCTTAGTATACATTAGGAGAACTATGGAAAATTATAAAAAAGCAAAATCAGTTACTATCCCAAGTCAGAACTTGGAATGGGATCCTAGAACTAAATCTCTTGCTAATGGAATGCAAAAAAACGTACTTCCAAAAGGAGACAAGGTTACTGTAAAAGGAACTGGTAAAGCTAGGAAGCAAACCGCTACCTGGTATTAGGAAATTTTGCGCGCGTTGCGTGTAAGTCCTATATTTTAAAGGAATAAAATGGCTTGGTTCGGATTAGCAAAAATAGCTCTTCAAGCAGGAGCTAAAATATATTCAAACAGACAGAAGACAAAAATGGCTATGTCTGATGCACAACTTATGCATGCAGAGAAGATGGCCCGAGGTGAGGAATCTTACCAAGGCAAACTTTTAGAAGCTAGGCAAAACGACTATAAAGACGAATTTGTCCTCGTGATCATCTCAGCCCCTATCATTGTTTTAATTTGGGCAGTCATGAGTGACGATCCAACGGCAATGGACAAGGTTAGACTCTTTTTTGAGTATTTCCAGTCCCTTCCGAAATGGTTCACAAATTTATGGATTTTAGTCTGCGCCAGCATTTTTGGTATTAAGGGAACTCAGATTTTTAGAGGCGGAGCAGGTAAAAAATAATGCCTTTCGTATCTGAAAAGCAAAGAAGGTATATGCATGCTAACCTTCCTGATATTGCAAAACGTTGGGAAAAGAAGTATAGCATAGGTGGAAAAGTCTTACCGACGAAGGTTGCAATAGCTACTGGTTGTGGTAAGGTTATGGCTAACCGTAGAAAAAAAACTAAATTCTACACATAAGGAGTAATATGAGAAACGACTTTGGAACAAGACCCTACAAATCTAGATTTGGTGGAAAATCTGCTATGAAAAAAGGTGGCAGCGTTAAGAAGCAAGGCTACAAAGATAGAGAAGATGAATCTATCAGCGCTAGAAGAGGAAAAGAATCTACTAAGAAACAATCTTTTAAAGATAGAAGAGATGAGTCTTATGGAAAATGGGGCAAAAGACCTAATCAAAAAATTAATAAGGCTTAAGGAGATTTATGGGTGCTTGTAAAAGGGTACACAAATATTTCGTAACGGAGGCAAAAAATAATGAGTGAAAAGAAAAAGTCAACGTATAAACTAACTGACTATAGTCTATCTTCTGCAGGTGGAACATTGAAACACAAAGTAAAACCAAGAATAATGGGGACACGACCAGGAAAAACAAAATGGATTACTGAAGATCAATGGGACAAAGCAAATAAAAGAGAACCCAGAAAACAAAATCCTAATAAACTAAAACTAAAGTCTCCAAGCGGTGGAATGGGATCAGGCATGAGAAGATTTTATAAAGGCGGCCAAGCCAGACCGAAAAGAAAATTTGGCGCCGGTAGAGATGCACCCACACCCAAAAGCGGAAAAGGATTATCTAAAAACGTTTTAGATAATATTAAGCCAGAAGACATTTATCAATTAAAAGGTTCAGACCTTGAAATTGTTCTGCCTAGTAAAAAATATAAAAAAGGTGGTCTTATAAAAGGCAAACCTAAACTAGCTAAGAGAGGCTGGAAATAATGGGCGTAGTCGGAGCAGCATTAAGAGGATTTGGTAGAGCACTTAAAAACAAAAAAATATCTAAAACTATTACTCAACCTCGTCAACTTAAAAACTTGATGAAGGAAGGAAGAAAAGAACATTCTAGATGGGGTTTTACAACAGCTAAAACTGCAAAAGAGAGAGCCAATATAGTTAGAACAAAGAAGTCTATTGAGAGAATGAATAAATTAGATGATCTTAAGGCAAAAAGAAAAGAAGG